TTGATTTGGATCGACGTAGACATTGGTATTCTCCTAGGATTTCAAGTTGCAACTACCCGGTGACTCCGAGTTCCTCTTTAATGCTTCCGCATTAAAATTCCCCAGCACTGATCTGACCGCCCCACTTCACGACGCCGGCGGGGTCAACTGTCAGTGCATCGTTTTCCCCGAGAGGCGGCTCTGGCAGCGTCAGGGCATTGCTCCCGAACTCTGATGTCGGCACCAGCTTCAAGGTGCCGTCGCCAATCGTGACGAGCGCCATGTCGGCCACCGTCGAGTCGGCAATGTTGATTTGATCGAGACGGTCGGCAATCAGACGCTCGTCTCCAGTGACCCGAATATCGTATGCGCGATCTTGTGTGCGGCTCATGGTCATGCCCTCGGATAGATTTTGAAGCTGATGGTCTTGCGTTCCTTGCCCGCGATGTTCGACAAGTCCTCAAGCGTGCAGTCGAAGGTATTGTAGGCGGTCGAGCGGAAAGTGCGCTGGAAGTTGCGGCCCACATACCCGTCGAAGCCCGTGAGCGTCTGGCAACGGAACATATAAGCCTCGTTGATGTCGCCAGCGGGCCACCCGTCGAGGATGGTGAAGTCAACGACCCAGCCAGCACTTGCAACACTGGTGCAGTCGTACAGGTAGGGCGGGTGCGGGTTGGCAGGGAGAACCTCGAATGTCGTCCCGCGCCAATTCACGGAGCCGCCGCCCACCAACGTCTCAAAGGACGCGCCGACGCTCCGCGTGTTGATCTTCTCGTTGTTCAAGACACGCGCGTTGCGGTTTCTCATCCGCCAGCCGACAGGCTGCGATGTCGCACCAAAGCTGCCAGAGGTGCCGTTATTGATGAAGCTCGCAACCACCGCCGCCTCACCCTTGTTGTTCACAAGAGTAAGCCCCGGCGCTTGGCCCTTCGCGTTGGAGGCGGTGTTTATGCTGGAAATCGCGCCGAAGGGCGTCGTCGTGTCAGCGTTGCGGAACATGTAGGTGCTGATCCAGCTTGCGCCGCTCCAGTTTCCATTAGTCGTGTTCGCAGCCGTGGCGACCCGCCAGCCCACGCGAACCGCCATTGAAAACTCCGACGAGGGCGAGGTGTACGCCGACGTGAACCCGGTCGGCAGCGCGGGCGGCGTGTTCCCAGCCGCGACCGCAACGACGACCAGCACGTCGCCAGCTTGGTGCGCCGGGAACGCTCCTGTCGATGTGGCGTAGATCAGCGAGCTATCATACGTCACCAGCTTGGTGGGGGGCCAGATTTGCTCCTCACCCACCATGACCTTCACGATCTCGGTATTACCGAACCTGCGCGATATGATTGGCGATCCGCCTATGGTGATGTCGCTCATGGGTTATGCCGTGATGTTGTAAACTGTCTTGGCGTCTTTGGTCGCAATCGCGTCGTACTGCGCTTGCGTACCGACCCAGAGGGTCAGGCCGGACTGAGAACCCGCGACAGGATTGGTGACGCTGCTGCTGGCCGAGACGACGCCACCCGCGTCGATGGCGAGGCCCGCGCCGATCTTGATGCCGCCCAGTACCGTCGCGCTGGCAGTCGGCAGCGTGTAGGTCGATGACTTGCTGTCAACGTACTGCTTTGTGGCGGCGTGGAGCGGGTCAGTGGGGTCAGCCGGGAGCTTGATCGGCACCGTCGATGTGTGGAGCGTGCTCTGGAAGGCGGCAATCGTCACGTCATCCTTGCGGATGAGGAATGAGACGTTGTTGTCGTAGAGGCTGAAGCCGTTCACAGTGCGAACGGCGTCCTTGCCCGCCGGGACGTTGATCGTACCCGTCATGGTGCCGCCCGCGAGCGGGAGGAAGCCCGTGACAGTGCCAGAAGTGGAGAGGACGCCATTCGCGTCTACCGCGAGGCCCGTGCCAACCTTCACGCCGCCGAGTACGGTCGCTGAAGCCGTGGGAAGGGTGTAGGTCGATGACTTGCTGTCCACATACTGCTTCGTGGCCGCGTGGAGCGGAGATGTCGGGTCAGCCGGGAGGGCGATGGGCTTGTAGGCCGTCAGGGCGCTGACACCGTATGACCACAGGTTCGTGGTGCCGGAACGGACATACATGCCCGCCGCGTTGCCGATAATATTAAAGCCGGAAGCTGTCTGGAGGGCGTTGATGCTGTCAGGCAAGTTGATGGTGCCCGTCATCGTGCCGCCCGCGAGGGGCAGATACGCGCCAGTGACCCCCGAGGAGGACAGGACGCCATTCGCGTCCACAGCGAGGCCCGTGCCAACCTTCACGCCGCCAAGAACCGTGGCGCTCGCGGTCGGCAGGACATACGGCGTGGATGCTGGCGGGATTTCGATGTAGCCGACAGTGCCGTTGGGGTTGATGCTGTGAAGGGCGTAGCCCACGACGCCGGGCGTTGCGAGGACGCCGCCGGGGTGCGAGCCAGAAGGATACGGGATGTCACCGAAGATCGGCTTGCCGTCGGTGTCGATGCCGTTCATCGTCTGGAGGTTCGTCGCCACGCCAGAGTTGACGCCGCCGAGCCTGTCGGGGGCCGGATACGGCACCGCGATTTCCTTGAAGATCGGCGCGCCGCTCGTCGAGATGCCGTACTGCGCCTGTCCAGTCGGTGCCTCTGCCGCGTACACGCCGCCCAGCTTGTCGTACTGGGGCGTGGGGATGCCGAGGGCGGCGATCCGCTGGTTCACATAGTCCACACGCGCCGCGTGGTTGTCTTCGAGAGCGTAGAGGGGCAACTCAATCGGGCGCGAGGCGACGATCTTGTCCACCTGAAGGGTGAACGTCGCGTCTCCGTCGTTCACGGACAGGACGACCTTCGTTCCGTCAGAGGACACAGCCGCATTGAAGGGGCCGGAAGCCCACGTCAGGGTTTCGGTGTCAACGGGGCCGACAATGCTGCCAGTCATTTCCCCGCCAGCGAGAGGCAGGTAGCTTGCGAACTCGCCCTTGTCGTTGATGAGGACGGGCGCGGAGGCCGCGTCGCCAACCCACACCTTCTTGTCGGTGACGTTGATGGCGACTTCGCCGGGAGCGAGGCTCGCGGGTTCCGCACCCGTCGTGAAGCTGCGCTTGATGAGAATTGTCTGCACCATCAGAATACCCCGCAATCGTGATTGTGTTCAGGCACACCAGAAGTCGATGGTATGCCAATGATGCCCCAGCACTGTGCGTCAGTCGGGGGGGCAACCGAAAACGTCAACATCGAACCGGAAACCATGAATTCGATGCCTGGATCAAGCATCACACCCTCAAGGCTGAGAAATACTCCGGTGACAGATTCCGGCGCGTACAGAACGCCGTCGACGTAGACGCTGAATGATTTCTGGACACCATCAAATTGCCAGCGATGCGTCTCAATCTTATAGGCCGTCGAAGGCGTAACCGGAGGGACGCCCCATCCGCTGCCCTCGGCAACCTCCATAACCTCAACAATGACAGACGAGCCGACCGCGACACCGCGGACAAGGCTAAGTTCACTGTCAGACACTATCGTGTATTCATCGTCCTCGAGGCGAACGCCATTCACATGGACAATGCTGATGGCTCCCGGCGCCATCAGGCTCGACAAATCGTTTCCGAACTTATCAATGCCGGTGAAGTTCGTCTGACCGACCGTCGAGGCGGCATAGGTGCAACGCAAATAGGCACCGGGCGCCGGATATGGCGACCCACCACCGCCACCAGTGGCAACCGTGAATGCCTCAACTATGATCGATGATCCGGCTGCAACCGGGCGGACCAGCGTTATCTCGCCGTCGCCAGTGATGCTGTACTCATTATCCTGAATGCGAACGCCGTTCACATGGATAACGGCAATCGTGCCGGCCACCGACAGCCCGGCCAACGTGTTGCCGAAGATATCGACGCCGCTAAACGCCGTCTGCCCCTCTGAGCCTGCGTAAGTGCAGCGCAGGAAGCTTGATGGGGCCGGATAGGGAGAGCCGCCGGCACCAGAAAGACCAAATGCCTCGACGATAACGGAAGAACCGGCCGCGACACTGCGGACGAGCGTGATCTCGCCGTCACCAGTTACAGTGTAATCATTCGACTGGAGGCGAACGCCGTTCACATGGACGAGCGAGTAGGTGCCGGCTTCCGTCAGCCCGGAAAGCGTATTCCCAAAAATATCAACGCCGCCGAAGACAGACTGACCCTGCACAGCTTCGTAGGTGCAGGATTGAAATGAACCAGGGGCCGGGTACGGAGACTCGCCACCGCCGCCATTGTCGGTGCAGCCACCGCAAACGACGACCCACTCGCTACCATTCCACACCATCAGGTCACCCGTGTCCGGGTTGAACCAGATGTTATGGTTTGGCGGGTCGACGGGCGGCGTGGGGCTTACATACGCCGGGAAACCGCTATTGCTGTAAGAGTAGATGTCAGCGAGCGAACTCATGGCTTCACCTGCTTCAGCAAGGCAATGACCTCCGCAACTTGCTGCTTCAGGTCTTCGATCTCGGCAGTCTGCGCGTCGCACAGCAACTGAAGTTCATAAATCTTGTCGCTGTGAGCCTTGGCCGTCTCGGCGATGGCGCCGCGAACTCCCTTCAGCTGCTTTTCAACATCGCGCTCGGTGACAGGCTTCGGCACCTGCAGGCGATGATTGGCGCCATCGAACAGGAAGGTCGAACCGTCCTTGTGATAGATGTCGCCCGGCTCATAGCTGCGGCTCTCGTCAAAGCCGCCAACATCGCGCTGGCCGGCTGTCCCGAGGCGCTTCCAGTGCGGGCTATCGCCGGGTTCTTCCGTGGTGTCGCAGACGGCCTGATATGAACGGCCAATGTAATGCTGGACGCACTTGCCTTCGCGATAGATACCCGGTTCCCAAGGGTTGACCTCTACAGTCTTCGTGACGATGGAGATAAACCACTCATCACGGGCCAAATGCTTGGCTACCTCGGCCGCATCAGCATCTTTTCCGTCAACGCCATCGCGACCATCGGTGCCGGGCGCACCCGCCTCGCCAGCCGGGCCTGTGATCTCTGAAATGTGGTTGGCAATGATCGCTTCGACCACCTCGGCGACATCGACAGACTTGCCGTCCACACCGTCACGGCCGGAGGCGCCGACATCGCCCCTGTCACCTTTCAGGGCAGCGCGGAATTCATCGTCAGCCTTCAGCTGGGCGGCAATGGCATTATGGTCGGCATCCTTGCCGTCCACGCCATCGCGGCCGTCCTTGCCATCAATCCCATCCCTGCCCGGCTCACCCTTCAGGCTCGACCGAAACGCCTCATCACCCTTCAGATGCGCGGCAATAGCGTCATGATCGGCATCCCTGCCGTCGACGCCGTTGACACCGTCAACACCGTCCTTGCCGTCACGACCCGGCTCACCCTTCAGGCTGGACCGGAACGCCTCATCACCCTTCAGATGCGCGGCAATGGCGTCATGATCGGCATCCCTGCCGTCGACGCCATCGCGGCCGTCCTTGCCATCGGCACCCGCAGGGCCGGGCGACAGCGCGATGCCGTCAACCCGCTTTTCCAGGCTCACCAGCTGTTCGATCACCGGATCGAGTATCTCAACGAGCTTCTTCTCGATCATGCCGCGGCTCTCTTCTGCTGCATCCGGGTGAAGAGCAACGCCTTCATAACATCCACATCGATGTCGCGCTGCTCTGCGGGCGGGGCATCTTCGCCATCACCACCCTGTGTGTCGGTAGATGCCGGTGCCGGTGGCGGCGCGGCCAAACGCGCGGCCTCCGCATCAAGGAGGTCACCGATCTTGTCGATTGGAACCATTTGCCGCTGAAGGTAAGCCGTGTTACCGCCCTTCACCGGGGCGTAGCCCTCACGGTTACGGGCTTCGTCAGGCGTCAAAAGTCCGCCCTGGACAGCCTTTGTCAGCCCGTCGATGCGACCGGCAAAGTCGGTACGCAGGAGGGCGCTGACATCCAGTTCGATGTATTCATTGCCACCCGTCAGGCCGAACAGGCGATCAAATGCCCGCTCTGTATGCTCGAGGTATGAACCCAGCGACATCGACAGGAATGCCTGAATCAATGCTTCTGCATTACCGAGTGTCGCGTCTTTCAACTCCCCAATCAACTGCGGCGGCACGCCAAAAACACGGGCAATGTCGAGCACACTCATGCGCTGTGCCTCAACAAGTTCAGCGTCCTGAGAGTTAATCGACATTGGCGAGAACTTAAGACCACCAGCCAGAACTGGAATCTTTCCAGCCGCCATACCCTGCGACTGTTCCTCAAAAGCCAGACGAAGCGTCGTCATCTGCTCGCGGGTCAGCACCTGATCCGTGGAGATGATCCCAGATGGCCGATTCATGTTATTGAAGAATACCGACTGCGTCCGCGAAAGCGAGACGTTGATACCAATCGCGAGCGCGGCAGCCTTGATGGGAGATTCTCCGATCAGAGGATGGCGCGGTGTGTGGAAGCGCAAGTGCAGGATGTCGCGAGCCGGGACGATGTAGTCCGCACCGCCCGACGCGAGGGGGTTCTCGCCGACAGCATAGAATATATCGCGCGTGTCGGGGTCGATGATCGGAGAGCATACTCCACGCGGTAGAAGGTGGAGTTCGCTGACCTCAAAGCGGTCGTTGCGCATAGCTAGCGCGAATGCCTCCCCATCGAACAAGGCGCTGGCGACGAGGTTCAGAATGAACCCCGGCGAAGACTGATAGCTATTCGGATTAAGTAGAACACGGTATGCGGCGCTCGTCTGAACTTCCTCAAAGCGACCGTCTGTGACGCGAACATGCTTTGGGTAGCATTGCGACATAGCGCGGGCGATTGCCATCACACAGGAATACACTACCGGGACATGCCGGGCGCCGTGACCACCCAAAGAGAGATCGCGCTGGAAGCCATCCTCAAGACGGCCAAGAGGATACCAGCCACCAGAGGGAGCCTCGCCGTAAAACGGGCCGCGCTGAGAGCCTTCAGATGAAAACCAAGATTTAGCTTTTGACCATAGACCCATATCTCAATCCGCTCCCTTACAGTTAGCGGAAAGCCATTCCTTGGCCTCTGACAGGGTTACTTTCCTCTTATCCCCAGAGTAACCAGAGACTTTGAAGTATTCACGCTTGATGGATTGCGCTACTCTCTGGCTTTCAGCTGTAATGGCGCGGTTCTTATTATCTGCAAACTGCCTTTTAGCAGCCGCTGAAATACGCGACCTCACCTCTGGGTCAGACATCTTAGCATTAAGCGCCGCTGCCCATTTTTTCCTTTTTACAGGATCTGACATCTGTCTAAGCGCCCAATCAGAGAGATTCTTTCTGACTTCAGGATTCGCCATTCGAGCTTTCGCATTAGCTGACATAGCAACACGAAGGTCTGGATTCGACCAAGCAATCTTATTTCGCATTGAGTTCTTAACTCTGAACTCAGGCGTCAACATAGCGAGGCGCTTGCGCTCCCTGACCGCAGCCGTCAAACCTACACGAATTTTAGCTCCGTGATCAGACGGACAGGCACTATCCCAATACTTGCGGGCCGCTTCAGACATCTTCTGTCTCTGCCCTGGGCGATCTGCAACCGCCTTAGCAGTAGTGGAAATTCTCTTGCGTTCGGAAGGGGAGGCCAGCCTCTTCTTGTGCGCTGCGGAAAGATAGGAGCGCAGTTCGGCAGACGATTTAGTGCCAGCCACATCAAAGCTAGTTTTGGTCTGCCTTGCTCTGTTAAAAAACAGGTCAGAACGAGCGACATCAAATTCCGCATGAAGTTTAACCTCATGCTCGACCGCAGATTTTCTGGACGGCCACACAGCAATGATTTCTTTTACGAAGACCACGCCAGCCGAAACAGCAACAGCAACTGCCCGGCTGCTACTCAAGTAGCTACCATCGTTGTCTGGGTGACAATCAGACGAGCGCACACCGATATATTCCACTCGACTGTCAATCGGATTCTGAGCAATCAAACGATATGTGTAATGATATTTCATTCTGCCGGCTCCTTTTGGGTCCGACAAAACATAAGAAGACAACGCTTGCGTTTCAATGGTTTTTGTATTACCTTCACTTACTCCAGAAGGAGAAAAGTTATGGCAAGACCCACCAAAGAAGACCGAATGGAAGTTATATCGATTAGGATATCCGAAGACCTTAAAGCCAGAGCCGAAGCCGCCGCGAAGGCCGAAGATCGACCTCTGGCTAGCTGGATTCGGGTGGCTATGGAGCGTCATCTCAAGGGGTCCAAACCGATTAAGTAATATTCAAATCCGTATATTAACCCGCGGTCTTGGTAGCGGGCGACCGCTTGCTACGCATCACTTTCGTGTCGTAGGAGGAAGCGTCAACAGTAGCCTGACCAATCAGCGGCTCCGCTGGATTGACGACGCCCGGATCAATCGGGGCCGCCTCGGCCTTCTGAATTTCCTTGAAGTACAAAGCGCCGACAGCCGTATCCTGAACGGCACCGGACTTGATAAGCTGCTGCGCCAGAACATCAGCGCAAGCAACGAACCCGGTCTGGTTCTGCAATTCGGGAAGCGGTTTGTAAGCCCATACCAGTGTCTCAGCCATCGATCACTCTCCTGTAGTTTTGGCCGGGGCATAATACCCCGGCCAACACATTTGCATTGTTACCACGCACAGCCAGTGATGGTCTGCACAGCGCCAGCGCGGAGCAGCGCCCAGTCGAGTTCCCACACCGTGCGGAGCGCAGCCGATGCGGTCTGGTACAGCGAGCGAACCGGAGCCGCAGCCACGCCAGCACCATCAACGATGGGCAGCGGGGTGGTGTCTTCTTCGTGGATGGAAGCCACCTCAGTACCCATGAAGCGCGGAGCGCCGCCAGCGAACGCGAGTTCGGCAGCGTCGATCAGGAACACGATGTCGGACGGCACGTTGGTCGAGACGACCACCGGGATGCCCATGAGGGTGTTCTGGCTGGCATCAGGGAAGGTCGGCGTACCGGCCGCCGTCACCGACAGCTGCACACCCCAAGCGCGGGCCGGGTTCATCACCCAAACCGGACGGCGACCCATGTTCTGGGAAGCCAGCTGCTGCAGACGACCGCGAACGTCGGCCATGATGTTGGCAGACGAGTTGCCAGCCGAAGCGGCCGTGTTGGAGCCGGTCGCGAAGGTCTGCATGCCAGCCGGTGAGATGGGCGAACCAGGGATGTTCGACAGGAACATCTGGTCGAGCTTGGTCGCCGTGTCCGCGATCATGGCGTCACGGATGATCTGCTCAATCGACGGGGTCGAACGCTCGAGCAGTTCCATCGTGTAGGTGCCGATGACGCCCATCGACTTCGGCGACAGGGTCGCGGAGGTCAGGGAGATCGCACCCACGCGGATCGGCGCACCCTCGGCGCGGAAGGCCGCAGCGAGGTTCGGGTTCAGGCTGGCGGCACGCTGCGGGATCTTGATCGACGCAGCACCGTTGAACTCATAGCGGGTCATCGGGATGCGCGGGATCACGGATTCGCCGCGGAGCAGGTCCATGAAGCCGGCGTAGGATTCACGCACCAGTTCCTGCGCCCAGCCCGGCACGTTCGTCATGGCGGGGTTCTGGGTGGCCTTGGTGACGATGCCGGCGACGGACTTGACGACTTCGTCGTCGCCGTAGCGGGCTTCGATAGCCATCTCGACCGGGATGCGCTTCACATAGGCATCGAAAGCGACGAGAGCGGACTTCACCAGGAGGTCGGCCTTCGCGCTGTCCTTGACGCGGGAAGCGGGGTTGGCGTTGATCGCGGGAGCCTTGACGGCGCGGGCAACGGACTTCTCGACGGCGGCTTCAGCGGCCTTGAGGCGGTCCAGTTCGGCAGTCGCCTTCTCGACGGCTTCGGTGGCGGCAACCACGGCGTCCTGGGACTCCTGGCTGTCATCCATCTTGCTGGTGAGGTCGACGAGGACATCGCGGGAAGCGACGAGTTCCGCCTGCTTGGCGGTGATCTGCTCAGAGAGCTTCATTGGAGTATTCCTGCTTTGAATTGATGGAGTTGAGGGCATTTTCCCGCGCTGCGACTGCCCGCTTGAGAACCGCATCCCTCTCTTCATCGCTGAACCCAGCAGTGGAGGAAGCGGGGGTTTCCGGCGTCAGGGAGACACCGAAACTCTTGGCAACTTGCATGGCCTCGGCGTTGCAAGGTACGCTGACAACTGATGTTTCAAGGAGGCTGATTTCGGAGAAGTCCACGCCGCCTTTGGCGTTCTTCTTGCCTTTTCCAGTGAACCCGACAGACGCGCCGAGCGGTGTTCCGATCTCCAGAAGGGCGCGGCACATGTCGCCGACCGCCGTCTTCGCAAGGATGAGATCCGCGACAAGCTTGTTGCCCATCATGCGGAGGTTCGTCCATTTGCCGATAGGATGATTTGAATCGTGCTGCCAGAGGCAAATTACTTCGCGCCCGGTCTGGGCCTTCAGGGTGCCGGCCAGGATGCGGTCGCTTACGCGGTCATAGCTGTCGGAGGAGATAACCCAAGCGCCAACGGCTTCGTTGGACAGCGGTGTGGACTTCTGGCCTGAAAGGCTGAATTCCTTACTGACGCGGGCTTGGTTTTCCACGGATCGGCCCCTTGGTGGGAGCCGGGAACCCGTCGCTCTTGTTGACTGAAACGGAGATTGCGTCCGACGCTATACCGCGCCGAACGCATGACGGTGGTCTATGTCGAATTCCGCCCATACTTCGGCGGTTAACACAATTGCATTACCCCGTCAATGGGGTAGCCCTTCAATCATCAACGTCAATGCCGCGTTCGATGGCGGCGCATGCCAGCGCCACCACCCTCGGGATCTTGGTCGCCCCGGAAAGATAGCGGTCAACCGTCGTCCGGGCGATTCCCGTGCGCCGGAAGACCTCCAGCTTCGTGAACTCGTTGCGGATCATCCACTTCTCAAACTGCTTTGGGGTCATGGATCTACTCCATCACCCGGAAGGTGCGCTTCAGATCCTTGACCGAGGCAAAGCTGCTGGTCCCATCATCGAACCACGTCACCATCGCGCAGACGACGCCGCCAACCGGGCCAACGGACCTGACAACACCCTTACGCCCAGACGGCGTGGCTACGATGTCTTCAGGGGCGAATTCATACTTCTTGGAATCGGTCATATTGCTCACCTGTCAATCCGAACAAAGGAAACCCGGTCACCGTCGGCAACGCCGATCAGGACCATATCATCAACCACCGCCACACGCATACGGATGGTGCGGGGTGACGCGGCAGCCGGGGCCAGCATCACGCCAACCAGCATAAAGATCAAGGCGCCCAACGCCGCGCAGATCAGGACGGCCATCATGAGCGGCGCTCCCGGCTGCGGATCGGGTAGGCGTTGATGCCCAGCAAAGCGACGACGCCAAAGGCAAGGCCAGCAAGACACCATGCGAGAGCGTCATACCCCTTCAGCTTTGCGGCATTCGCGGCGAAGATACCGCAGGGAATGGCGACGAAGACGGCATAGGCGATGAGAACGATTTCCATTTCAGGGTTTCCTTAAATTGCGAGGATGAAGTAGGCGACCGCGCCAAGCGCGATCATGGCAAAAGCGCAGCCGATGTCATCGGCCAGAGTGCCGGGGCTGGTGTGCATCACACACCAGCCTTGAAGATAGAGAACGCTTCATCACGGGGCATGGCGTTGAGGATAACGGCATCAGGGAACTTGGCCTTGATCATGTCGATGTGCTTTTTCTCGACCGCGCGGACACCCTTCCAAGAGTATTGCATGATACCGTTGTCAGACTTGACCAGTACCTTCGACTTCATCAGGCGGTTGAAGTCCTTCTCAAGAAGGTAATCTTCAAGCAACTCGCCGACCTTCATCTCAAGATCGTAATCCAGAGACATGCCATGAGCCTCAACGGGCGGCTGGGCCTTGCACCACGCTTCAGCAGCGGCAAGGCGGGCCTCCTGCCCCTTGACGGCGCGAACCATGTCGGGGTCACCGTGGCCGTGGTTGGAAACGTCTGCGGTATAAACGCCATCAACATAGATGCGGCCAGTAAAGGCACTGGTTTCCTCAGAGAGGCTGGCGTTGTAGCTGATGTTCTTCAGTTCGATCTTCATTGGGTCATCTCCTTCGCGGAACACCGCGTTCCATGACCCCTATTTAATGCATCTGCATAACTTGTCAATATGCACCTGCATTATTTTTTTCAAATGCTACGCGATCCACCACGAAACATCTGCGTTCGCCTCATCCAAACGCGCAACCCACGGATAAATAGCCATAATTGCCGCGATCAGTCCGTCGATCTTCGGCCCGGCGTTCAGGTTTTCTTTCGTCAGCTTACGGTTTCCGGCGGCATCTGAGATAACCACCGCCGCCGCGGCGCCCATGTTCAGGATCGGCTGATTCCCGCCGTGCCGAACCTTCCCCTGCAGCAGTGCCGTCTCAAGCGCCTGTATGCGCGGCGACATGCTCACATAGCCCTGCCCCACCTCCTCGCGCTTTGCCGATAGCGCAAAGCTCTCGCGGTCGCATGCAGCGAAAAACTCCTTCGACTGATAGCGGTCGAAGAAGATCGACCCGACCCGGATGCCCTCGTCATCCAGGCGATTCCTAAGCCAGACAACGATCTGCCCATAATCCAGCGTCTTGCCGGGTGGAGCATACAAGTGGCCGTCCTTCACCCACTGCTGCAGCGGCAGCCGATCCCGTCTCTCGCGAGCCTCAATGCCGTCCAAGGGCGTGAACGCATAGCACTTCACATGGATGTTGCCGTCCTCATCCTGCGCCGCGATCACCGCGGCCGTGAGGTCGTTCACGCGGCTCAAGTCAAGCCCCAGGGTGACCTCGCCGCGCCGGAACACATCCATATCGACCGGCCCGGCATTCTCACGCCAGATCGCCGGCGCAATGAAAGCAGACTGCAACGAAACCCGGCGGTTCATGAACAGGTTCAGGAAACCGTTCTGCTTCGCCGGGATCAGGCTGGCGTCCTTCGCGTTCGTCTCGATGTCCTTGATCGAACGATACCCGCCGCGGAGCGAAGGGTTGGCCTGATACCATCCCTCCTTGTCGAAGATATCGTCGCTCTTCGCGGTATACAGGTGGCAGGCCACGTTCGGCAGCTTCTCCCGCGTGGCCGTGTCGATCTCGAGCGAGAAGAACGCCGCGTCGGACGGCGCCTGTGTCGAGATCAGGAATGTCCTCGCATCCTCGTAAGTACCCATCGACGAGAACAGCATGTCGAGGAAGTCGTCGTTCGATGCTTCAATCTGGCCGCACTCGTCGACGCAAAGGATGTAGATCGCTTGTCCGTGGCCCGATTTCGCGTCCCGGCTCAACGCCTGGTACTCGACGTTCCGGCGCAGGCCGACGATCTTCTTCGATGACGGCACCACGCGGAACAGCCCCTTCACCGCCGGGCTGGACTGCAGGATCAAGGCCATCAGGCGATACAGAAGCCCGGCTTGCTCGCGCGTCATGGCGGCCGACCGGATGATCGTCGCCTCCTTCGCCATCGGCCCCACGATGTAGGACAGCAGGATCACCGAGATCGTCAGCGACTTGCCGCCGCGCCGGGCCATCGACAGGATCGCCTTGTTGATGTGCGGCCCACTGTCATCGAACGCCGCCAGCACAAAGGCGCACTGGAACGGGTCCAGCACCAGCGGCTTGCCGATCATCTTCCCTTCGGGGAAAACGAGGAAGTCCTTGGCGAAGCGCAGCACCTTCTCGCCGGCCGTCAGCTTGTCGATGCGCTTCGTCTTCCAGCCCTCGAGGTCGAGCGGGACCGGGCCAGACTTGATCGCCTCCGCGATGTAATCCGGCAGATCAGGCGAGCAGCTGGTGCGCGTCTGTGGCTTCATTGATCTCACGGACCTCGCGGTCGGTCTTGTTGCGTTCGCCCTGCTTGGAGCCGGCCAAGCCACGCTGCGATGCCGACAGGCCCAGCGTGCGGTTCAGCGCCTGCATGGTGTTCGTCAGGGTGTTCAGTGCATTCAGCGCCGGATTGGCAATCGGGGTGCCGCGCTCGTTCTTCAGCGTATAACCCTCAGTCTTCAGCTGCTCCCACAGCCTGTCGATTGCGACCTGGGTGCGAGCAAGATTACAGGCGATGCTGAGATGGTTCGTCGACCATGAGGTGGATTCACGGTCGTTGATCACCTGGTTGAAGTAGATCAGTTCCGCAGGCTCCAAGGGGATGACAGGCTCAATCGGAGCCGTCGAAGACCGGAACTGTTCGATCTGTGTGGTAATGCTATTGCGTTGCGCTCGCTCGCGTTTTGCCATATGTTCTCACCGATTTACGTCGCATAACACATTTGCATTAACACGCCTCGCGCGTGTGCGCGACCCCCAAAAACTCACGACACTGGTTAAAAGATGAGGCAATGGCGCGGTGGAAGCCGGCCGGCTGACCTCGAGCACTCCCCCCCGCCGGGCGCCTGCCGCGCCGCACCTAAACCTGGGTTTATGTGACATTTCCGCTTCTATCGATCCGATATAGGTCTATGCCGGCCTGACATATGCCATTTCGATATATGCCGGA